CAAAACCAATACTAGAAAAATCCCAAGTTCCCGTAACCCAGTCTCAAGAAACCCAAAACACGATAGTAGGAACTAACATCACCAAACCGGAACCTACGAAAGACGCTGAAACCACAAGAGTCTCGCAGGATGCCAAACCTACTCCCGCTAGGAAATTGTGGTCGGATGACGAATTGGATAGTGATTCCGAGTGCCCATGTGATTCCCAAAATTCTCTTGTTAATACTCTCTCAACATTAGGATATCCCAGGAATATGTTGGTTGAAATCTTTCACGACACTCACAAATGTAGAGTCCATGGTCCCTCCCTAACTGAATTCGCCAAGCGAGTAGGACAAACATTAGTCGTCACGTTTGTTATAGTTAGTAACCCAACCCACCAAAAACAATCAACCCAAATACTGACCTCCAAACGTTGTGTTTACGGAAATTCTGGTCCAAAGCTCCACTTGAAGTCCCTGATGGATATTAGTGACTCTCACGGTGCAGTTTGGTCTCAAGAAGACTCTGATGTGTCCATAAACACTGTCAACTCCTTTTCCGATCTTTCTGACCCATCTATAATAGTCCACCCTGTCAGTTGGTCCAAATACGGTATTCTCGTTCACGTTCCGGCAGATCTCAAATGTGCTTACAATGCACTCAAAGCTTCAGCTCGAATGTTGGGAGTTGGTCCTCTGTTTGATACCATCTTAAAGAATCTAAAAGATGATGACAAGCAGTACAACGTCCCTGCTATTGATGAAGACTATCAGAAGATTTGTGATACTCTGGATTGTGCTATTAGAATCCACCATGCACTTCCTGACCTTAATTCTTCTTTGTACACACCTACTGACACATCTACCCCAAGCTTCACGTTGAATATTGTTATCAAAGACTTTCACGCCCACGCCCTCCTACCGCAACATCCCAGCTACGACACGACCACCAAAAGAGCTCGGAAAATTGCTGAGTGGTATCGTAACTTGGCAGGTGGTCTAACACTAGTGCCCAACCCTGGCGTTTTCAACCCCGTACCTCAGTCCTATCTAGACCTAACGACTCACTATATCAAACCCGCCGACGAATCTTATCAAGAGGTTTCTGTCCCGGACGAAAGGAGTTTCTTCGCCGAGTCTACTGGGATAAGGCCTTACGATGGGTTCAAACTTATAGAAGACATAGTTGACGTTCGGTCTAATCTCCAAGGCCCCGCCGAAGAGTACGGGTCACTAACACCACTAAATATCTCCCACCTAACAACAAAAATGATACGAAGTAGAGCCTCTGTAAACATCCCAAACCTGATTCAACCCCTCAACAAATCTAAGAGACCATTGCAAGACGAAATATCTAGGCATAGATACATGCATTCCCAAGGCATTGACTTCCTTGCCAGCTGTCCTGCCCAAGAATTGCGGACTGCCCATACCAGATATGTTTCGTCCAAAGGTATCAAACTAACAGCAGCTTCCAAAGCATTAGCTCGAAAAATTTCAGACAACTTCGCACATAAATACATGAAAAGAATCAGTGAAGATTCGTGTGAGGAGTCTCAAGTTTTAA